TCCTAATTTCCAATCAGGTGCCTTATAGCCACTCAGCCACACAACCAAAACGGTGAGTTATAATATAAATATATCAAATGATATTATAACATCAAAAAGAAAACACCAACCAAAAATGGAAGGTGTTTTATGAAACTGGCTGGGGATGAAGGAATCGAACCTTCGTCTATCGGTTCAGAGCCGACTGTAATACCATTATACAAATCCCCAATAAAGACAACTTAAAGTTTCTTTGCATCAGTAGAGACTTCTGCCACTACTGTTTTTGCGGTTGTTGCCACTACTACTGCATCGGCCACTACTTTATTGACTACTGCGACGTGTTTACGTCCGACCAATACGCCGACGATAAATGTTACAACACCGACAATGGATGCTACTATTACGATACTCATATTTTTTCCTTTATGTTAATTGTTATTTCAACAAACCATTGGGGTTTGTGATAATAAATATGACAATATAAGTATAAAAACTTACAAAATTGGTGGAGCCGCCGAGAATCGAACTCGGGCCTTTTCATTGCGAGTGAAACGTATTCCCACTTTACCACGGCCCCCATAAACTCCCTCACAAGAGGGAATTGTATCTTCTCATAATATAGAAGACTAGATACAGAATTTTAAGGTTATCTCCTGGACCATTTTTACAACTTATCCATTGTTGAGTGGTCTTTTTACAACTTTACTCTGTTGGGCGTTTTTACAGTAGTCACTGCTACCCCTGTCAAAGACAGGATTGTGAGCCTTGTTAGGCTTGTTTTTTAGCTAGATATTTTTATCTGCTGTTACCGTATCTAAATTGGTGGAGCCAAAGGGAATCGAACCCTTATTTCAACACTGCCAGCGTCGTGTCTTACCATTGGACGATGACCCCATTTTGTGACGTAGCCGTAACCGCCGTTTTGTTTTATCTCTACATTTATCTCAGTATTTCTACTGGTTCTCCGTTAAAGAGAACTGCTCCAACCTTTCCTTTACATCGGCCAACACTAGCCTTTGGAACTTTAGGATTACTGTTAATTTGTGGTACAAACGAATGTAATGAACAGGAACTATCGGACGTGTATTGGATTACTTGTCTACCTGTTTTCCCTTAAAGTCTTTCACTTTAAGTTTCCTCCGACTATTTTATGGTTTTACCCACGTTACATTCTCCCAACATCTGCTGTACAGAGGCGAATTTCCTCTGGTAATATCTTGAACCATTGTCAAGCCTAGTTTCATCAACTTCCGATTCGAACGGACTTATTACCAGCGTAGAGTCGCTTACGTCACATCAATAATATACATCTAAATTATTAAATGTCAAGCGTTGAAATTTTGGTGGTGTCTATGAGATTCGAACTCATACATTTTCACTTCTCAGGCGAACGACTCCTGCCAGTTGGTCTAAGACACCGTAAATGGTATGCGTGACAGGACTCGAACCTGTGATAAATCTCAGTGTAAATGAGACGCCGTTGCCGCTGGAGCCACACGCACATTAAATGTGGTCGGAATGCCGGGACTCGAACCCGGAAATCTCCTGGACCCAAACCAGGCGCGATACCAATTACGCTACATTCCGATTAAAAATTTGGCGGTTCCGACCAGATTCGAACTGGTGGCAGTTTTTTAGGCTGCGAGAGTTTAGCAAACTCTTGGTTTAATCCATCTCACCCACAGAACCATAATCAATAACTATTATATATCTTTAGTAATGTCAAGGTTTTTCTCAACTTTAAATCCTTGATATATTAAGATTTCTTTACAAAGTTGTATAAAATCTTCTAAAATCATATCACCTTTAGCAAAATTTGCTTCTTTACAAGTTAATCCTAAATTATCAAAAGAACATCCCCCGCCCTTTGAAACAGGTATTATATGGTCACATTGATATGTTTTAGGTTGTAATAAATCTATTTTTCTACCACTTAAATAACAGATTGGAGTATTAATTAATTTGTCTTTAAATTCATTAGATGAAAAATTCAAAGATTTTCTTTTTTGTAAACAATGCCTATTTCCATTAACAAAACTAAAATTATCTTTTTTTCTTTTTAAAATTCCAGTAAGAGTTTTTTTATAATTTTTGACACGTAATTTACATTTGTCTTTTTGTCCATCGCCACAATGATAAGCAATGGTTCCTTTAGAGCATCCAAGAATAGATTTTATTTCATTATAGGATTTTCCCTCACTTCGTAATTTAAGTATTTCATTTTTCATGAATATACATATAAACGAGTTCGAATAAATACGAATAAAAATATTCGAACTATTAAATTGGCGGTTGGAGAGGGATTCGAACCCCCGGCGGTTTTTTAGGCCGCTATAGTTTTCAAGACTATCGCCATCAGCCGGACTCGGCCACCCAACCATAAATTCTTTAATCAAAGCCTGTAATTTCCCAGGCATTTAATAATCCATCGTAGGATTCGGCTTCTTGTTGACGACGTTCCTCTTCTTCGGCGTCATAATAATCATCTTCTTCCATTGACAATAACTATATCATCATTTATGAAATAGTCAATAATAAATTATGCAATTTGAGAAGGATTCGAACCTTCGACCAACCCAATCAAGGGTTCGGCATGGCTATCAAGGCCAATACGTTAAACCACTCCGACACCAAACTACATATTTGTTAACAATCAAAAATCTGTTCGTATTTTCCAATAGTCATATGAAAACATTTTATATGACCCGATGGTGGTAATGTATATTTACTATAAATTGACATACCAAGTTCTTCTCTAATTGATTCCAATCTCTTACACCACACATTTAAAAAGAAATATCCATTTCCTTCAAGAACGTATGAGTCATACATAAACTCAACTTCTTCGCCTTCATAGTCATCCCAATATCGTATTCTTGGTGGAATTTCTAATTTAGGTCTTACGACTGTGATGTGAGCCGGCCACTTTGATTTAAATGGTCTTCTATATAACGGTATTAACGAATAATAATCCGATAAATCTTGACCAACTTCAACCGTTACTCTAAATCCATTTTCATCGTTGTAATGAATTTTTCCTTTTCCTAAAAACATTTCTGTAATATTACCTTTCAAATTGGAGCCCGGTGTCAGAATCGAACTGACGTTTCTTCGTTACAAGGGAAGAGTAATGCCATTATACTAAACGGGCAAATTTTCACTGTCTTTTCTAGCTTTCTCGTATGATGAACCTATTTTTTTATATAAATCATTTGGATGAAACCCATCTGTATTCCATTTACCATGTGTAATATGAAAATGTTCGGCATTCCAATGACAATCTGGACACAAGGAAATACCATTATTTAGAACATATCCACCATTTGGCATTTCGTGGCGGTCTGTAATATGATGTGCATCTAATTTTTCTTTATTATTGCACATTCTACATTTACGACCGTCTCTTTCAAATACACCTTCACGGAATAGGTGTCTTTTTTGATATTTGTTCATACTTACTTTCTATTTGTTTCTTCGCTTCTTCAAATGTCACAGACTTTGGTTGTGCGTCAACTGTTGCTTGAACTTTTTTACGAGTAGCTTGTAACTTTTCATCTAGTTTGATACATTTCAATAGACGTTTTAATCCACGTTTTGAAAGAGGCATCATAGTTTGTAATTGTTCCAACGCTTGACGTTCTGTTGTCAATGGTTGATTTAATCTACCTTCTAAAGTAGGCCATTTATTTTTCATAAATGTGGTCATATTTACCAACAAACTCGAATGTCTTTTCTATGTTGGGGAAATTTTTTAACCAACCATCAATTTTATCTTCATTATTCCCATACATTACCATTCCATTTGGTGTAATTGGCTCTTTACTACTACCATCATCACTGATGATGAACGCAGGCATTCCGTTTATATAAACTATATTTTTATATATGTCGTTTTCAAATTTGGAATTTACAATTTCACATATCATAAATTATAATTTTTCAGTAATTTATCCAAAATAGATTTATCAATTGTTTGCGCTAAAAAATTAGCAGCAGCATCAGGGCAATAATCCCATCTATTACATGTGGGACATCTATAATGGGATGTTCTGACGGAAATGCCCATATCCCCAATTTTGGGGTCGCCGTGTTCGACGATTGTCATCTCAATATCGCACTTTTCACATTTCTTCATAAAATATAATAACACATCTTGTGGATATGTCAAGCGTTTAAAAATGGCGAGATAGACGAGACTCGAACTCGCAACTTTTCGGGCGACAGCCGAATACTCTAACCAATTGAGTTACTACCCCGTTAATTGACATCCGAAATTTACTTTAAAAATTGTTCTGATGGCATCTTTACCACTCTCTTGCAATTCTCTAGTTCCGATACCGGCAAAATTTTGTGTCAACTTTGGAATTTCGCCCCAAAGACACTCAAATCCAACAATTGGCATATATCGAAACCAAGAACCTCCCATATCGTCTTGAAGAAATACAAACGTAGGTTTATCACAGTCAATTGCCATTTGAACCGCCCATCCTGTTCCTCCATCCACAGTCGATTTTGATAAAAACTTTTTCGCTATAGCGAAAACCGCATCTGAATTCTTGATTTGAAACCAATTCCTAGATAATAAATTTTTTATATAGGTTGGTTGACCTTGTGGATATTTTTTTAGAACTTTATTAGCTCTTAATACTGCTTCAAATCCTTCATTTAATTCCGGTCTTTCTAGAATCTTTCTATTCTTACCTTTTTGCGTATGACCATAAAAAGAATAAGCGATGGTTTTAACACCGTATTTATCGCCTTCGTTTTCCCAGAACATATCAGCACCGGGACAACCACCACTATGACAAGTATAATTCATAAATTAAATCCTTTACCCAAAGTACAATGAAAACATTTTAAATATCCTAATGGCGGAATTGTTATTCTACTTATTATAGACAATCCTAATTCTTTACGAATATCTTCCATTTCAACTGACCATAAATTGAACCACCAATAATTTTTTTCATATAAAATATTATAGTCGTACACGAAATTTGCAACTTGGCCTTCTCTATTTCCCCATTTATCCCAATTAATAATTGGGTCTATTGGGCTTACGACGGTTACGTGGGCATTCCATCTTGGTTTTAATGCTCGGTAATATTTAGGAATTAGAGAATAGTAATAATCTCCAATGGATTGTTCCACACTTACGGTAACTCTATCTCCATCGGATTTATCATAATGAATTATTCCACTAGACTTAAACATCCCAAATTATACATTACCGAATTGAGAAGTCAAGATTTAATTTCCATAACATCGTCAGAAGACCAAATAACGGTATCTTCTTCATCGTTATCCCATGTTACTTTATTAGACTCTAATTCAATTGCCAAATTTATCAATTCTCTTTTCTGTAATTGATTCGGTTTGTGGAGAGAGTTGTTTGTGCACAATTCTTTAAGATAATTTGAATTTGTGATTCTTTGCCAACCGAGTTTCCATAAATCTAATATATGGTCTGAGGCATCATTGAAATCGTTTTTATTTTTTGTGGCCTGCCATAATATATTACGAGCATCTGAACCGTGTGAGTATTTGATTGGAATAAAAGTTCCATTTGGCATCTGCCAAGAATATGCCCGTTTTTTATCGGATTCTAATGTCTCATTTAGTATGTCTTTTAGCTTAATCGCTCATATAAATATAAAGTTAAAGATGATTTTACTATATAAATTGGTGCATCCACCCGGAATCGAACCGAGATTAACAGGGTAAAAGCCTGCCAGCTTACCATTGACTTATGGATGCGTTAAAAACAAGATACCATCTTTTTTAGTTCTGCGTATTAGGCGGATTTTATTTTGATTGCGGTTGATATCTTTAAATGGTGGAGTTTGAGGATTTTTACCCCATGTTCTATTGTCGCCTGAACAAGGCTTACCCTACATACCCCTGCATAGGATAATACTTTCTGAACATCACTCAATGTACAAATTACCTTAAAATCTTTAATACTAACCGAGCTTTCTTTAACTTTTGTTCGGTTTTAGTGTATTCTTCACCACTAACATTCTTCTTATAGTTTTCACTATTCAAACGTTTTTCAAGAAAGGCGATATAATCTTCCTCCTGTTTGATTCGGTTTTCTTTTGTATTCATAAATTGGTGTCTGTGGAGGGATTCGAACCCACACTTTACAAGTTTTAAGTTTGTTGCCATGCTTCCAGTTGGGCTACACAGACGTATAAATAAGCAGAACTGAAATATAAGTTCATTTTAAGTTGTTCCATTTATATTTATTTTATATGAAACACAAATATGAAAAAGAACAATTTTCGGAATGCGTAAAAAAATCTGAAAGTATGGGGCATTTATTAGAACTTTTAGGTATTATAAAAGCCGGTGGAAATTATGCTACAATGAAACGTAGAATATTAACGTGGAATATAGACACTTCCCATTGGGAACTAACAAAACGAAAACGTCAGGGATATAAAAATCGTGAAAGAGATAATTCCATTCCATTGTATAAAATTTTAATAGAAAATTCATCATATACTCACACTTATTGTCTTAAAAATAAATTAATTAAAGAAAAGGTGTTTGAGTTGAAATGTTATAGATGTGAATTAACTAATTGGCTGGATAGGTCAATTCCTTTAGAATTAGAACATATAAACGGAAATCGAGCCGATAATAGAATTGAAAATCTTACATTATTGTGTCCAAATTGTCATGCTTTAACTAATACTTACCGTGGAAAAAATAAACGAAAGTAAATTGGTAGTGGTAAAGAGAGTCGAACTCTTAAAATCATTATTTTGAGTAATAAATGTCTTCCAATTGCATCATACCACCATAAAATTTGGTAACATCTAAGGGATTCGAACCCATACATTTCTGTTTCTGAGACAGACGACTCCTACCGGTTGGTCTAAGATGTCATTAAATTGTGTCTTCTTCTCCCCTAACGCGGGGCTACCGACCGAAATGGTCGCCGACTGAATTGGGGTGAGTAGGGGGAATCGAACCCGCCATTGGAAGCTTCACAGGCCTCGACATTACCACTATGCTATACACACCATAAAAATTATTTGTCATATGGCTAATGTGTGGAATGGAAAACCACTGATGTTACAATTAGACCACATTGACGGCAATCACCAAAATCACGTTATTTCTAATCTACGATTTATTTGTCCAAATTGTCATAGTCAGACAGAAACATTTTCTGGAAAAAATAAAATGGCATCGGTGGAGGGAATCGAACCCATCATATCTTCTCATTGAGAATGAGACGTGTTAACCAATTACACTACACCGACATATTCACAGACACGTCAGGTCACACGATATTCACTATATTTTTCCGTTATTCATGTGATTGGCAAAACCACCAGGCGCCATTTAGTCCACCCTTGTCAGGGATGTGTCTATGAAATTGTTGATACATACATGCCCATTACAATTGCCGCACACGAGCCGACATTTAATGAACGAACTGTACCTCTAGCAGGAATAGTAACGATTCTTTCCGAATTGTCAAGCATGTATTCTGATAATCCCAATTGTTCTTCACCGACAACAAACACCGGCGGAAACTGTAGACCGTTGAACGGATTATCATAGATTGAAACTGTCTTATTTTCATACTTTGGAACATTATTTTCAATACATACTAATGAATAATTTCCATTAATTGTTGAAATGAATTCTTCTTCGGTACGAATGAAATTGATAGGAATATAATGGTGCGTTCCAACGGTGGAACGTCGGTCATACTGCTTACTACCACCAATATAGATGGCTTCCTTGAAGCCAAAAAAGTTTGCCGAACGAATTACATTACCCAAATTGAAATCCCCTGACAAATGCGTCATACCAAAAGCAGCAGTGTGCGCATGGTCACAATAGTTTTCCTTGATTTCTTCCGGTGATAGGGACTTTAAATAATCGTGAACATTCATAACTTTTATTTTTTTTCGTAGAGATTTAAGTAGTTTTTGCCATATTTTTTCTCTACATATTCAATATATGGTTTGATGTCATTTTTTCCTATGACTGTTAATGTGTGTGGAAAATGTAAAAATTTAGATTTATTTTTGTCTGTCATATATCCTTTTACTTCCACATACTCTCCATTATCTAATACAAAATCGGGATAAAATTTGTATTTTTTATTTTCAAATTTATACTCAAATCCTTGTGTATTCCTTTTAAATTTTAATTTGTGGTCTAATTGATAAATTACCCACGCCAATTCCCATGAAGATTGGCAAAAATATCCTTTATACCATCCCTGTTTTCCTCTACCGGAATTTTTTCTATATCCACCTGATTTACCTTTAAGGTATCCGGTTTTATTCATCCAAATAGTAGAACATTTTCTTGAACAACAAATTTGATGTTTTTGTGATGGAAACGTTTCAAATTCTATATTACAAGTAGGACATATTTTTTTAATCAACTCTGCTGCCGGCCGTATTCCATTAACATTGATAAATTTTATTACATTATTTTTTATAGCCCATAAAGATAATTTTTTCTTTTCTTCATCATTACATTTATGATGTCCCCCATTTATTTGAGTATGAATAGATGCACATTTATTTGAGCAATATAAATTATTTTTATTTTTATATAAAATATCCACATTACAATTTAAACATTTTTTAGGGGTTTTTAAATATTCATTTTTTAATAATTGAGATTTTATTTTTGAAGTATTATCTTTTGTGAAAATGAATAAATTATAAACATTTAACTTTTTAAACCTATTTCTTAGAGCATTTAAACTAATTCCATAAAGTTCAGAGTAATATTTGATTGGCTTTGTATAATCTAATTCTTCGATTTTTATATTGATATCTTTCATATTGGTATCAATATATATAGTCGAACTCAATGAAAATACATTGATTTTTAATTATAAATATGGTGTTCCGAAGGAGAATCGAACTCCTTTATTCGCATGGAAAGTGCGATGTATTACCATTATACGACCGGAACGTAAAAGTTGGCAGCCTCATTCGGATTTGAACCGAATTCCCCACCTTGAAAGGGTAGTATCCTAAACCAGATAGACGATGAGGCCATTTAAATCGTAACAGGTGTTTGATGTGGGGAATCTCTGTTCCTACTTAACACCCTTAACCTGTTTAAATTTGAAATTTATAGATTTTTTTAAAATCATTTTGGTATTGTATGAAAGAATGGTTGGTGATGCTTTCCAAGATGCTATTCTATCCAATAGAATAATACTGGCTTTTTGGAATGATTTAAATACTAATTCACTACAAAACCACTTTCCATAAGAATTTCTTTCTTCTTCGGTATCACATATAACGAATCCAATCACGGACCAGTAGTCATATTTTTTTCCAATTTGTTCCACCAAGAATTTTTCAATTATCATATCTTGTTTTTTTGTGGTATGGACTTCAAATATATCTATGATACAATCCTTAGTAAGTCCATCGGTGATACTTTTACGTCGTCTGACGCCATGAAATTCTTTTGATTCTATGATAGAACCATCATTTAATAAGACTGCTGAGTGGGAATATCCACCTCTCGAAAAGTAAAGTATTAGTTTACTTACAACACTAGTTCCTTTATACATTACTATCCTCATGATATATAAATATCAGAATATTTCTCTATCACTGACATTGGGAGCATCTTTAATGTTAATAAATTCTTCACAAAAGGATTCATAATTAACTGTATCCTTGTTGTATCCATCTCCGTAGTAAATGTTTACATATTGTAAACCTTTTTCTTTTGCATCTTTTAACCACGATTCAAATCGTTCCGTGTAAATAGTTGAAATCGTTTCGGATTTTCTTTGTGGAATATTTTCAAACGGATGTGTCATGGTAATCCTTTCTTTTATAAATGGCCCGGAAAATTGGTAACGCTCCAATCTCTCATCCTCTTCAGGGATACGCTAATCAATCTCAGCTATTTCCGGTTTAAATTTGGAGCCACAGGTCGAAATCGAATCGGCGACGCACACGCTTTCAACGTGTCGCTCTACCAACTGAGCTACTGTGACTTGTGAAGTTATTAATAACCAATTACATATAGACTTCCTGTAATATTTCCAGAACAAGAATGTGCGGATGTAAGATACCATTTTCTATTTCCTGCTAGAAGAAATACGCTAGATGTATTTGGTGTTAAGTTAAAAGAAAATTCATTTTTAAAAGTCATTCCATTTATGGAAGAACTGACTGATATAGATGATGTAGCATTTCCTGAACCGGTAGTTGCGGCTTGAAATGAAAATGTAGTATAATCTGACACATCTACGGACGACGATTCTGTTATACTGCTACCATAAACTAAAAAGCTACCAAGTGAGTTCGTTATTGGCCAGTTAGATGATGTAAAAAATACATTTATTAACGTTGATATCTGTCCAACTACATTTTGAGATGTTGTGTTTAATAACCCAAGTTGAATTGGCGGACTTCCTATTTTTGTAGTCGGTATATTATTAGGCATAATTCTCTATAACTATAAAAAACATAAACATAAATCATTTATATTAAATTGGTTCCCTCTGATAGAATCGAACTATCACTCACAGATTCAAAGTCTGCTTTGCTACCACTACAACAAGAGGGAATAAAATTGGCCCGGTCTTTCCTAGAGTCAATCATCATAAGTATACGGGTGGAACCGGTTAACTCATTACGGAGCGATTTGCCGTTTGTTTAACAAATTGGTGGGGCGTATAGGAATCGAACCTATGTCAAAAGAGTGTCATTCTTCCGTTCTACCACTAAACTAACTCCCCAAACTATGGCGGGAATAGCCGGATTCGAACCGAGCGTCATTACCGTGACAGGGTAATTGATGAAACCACTCTCTTATATTCCCAAATTTTTATTAATGTATATTTTTTTAACTAATTCTAAAAATCTATTAACTGGCAAATCCCATTTCATAATATTCACGTTTTTATGAACCCAATGAACGTTATCTTCCGTATATCCTTTTGAACTATCAATTCTGTCCAATGACGCGGTTCCATCGGAAGTTTTTACTTTACTTCTAAAACATATTTCTTCTCCAGATAAAGAACATTTCTTATTTTGTTTTAAAAACATCTCCCATAAAAAATCTATAGTCACATTAAATTCTAAATTTCTTGATTCGGCTTCTCTTTTTGTTTTTGAAAAATATGACCGACTTAAATCTCCACTACCTTTCCAAGTTAAAGATTCTTTTCCGGTTTTATTAAGAATACAACCACAACTTTTTTTAGTTCCATTAATCAACAATCGTGATTGGGCAATCGTCTCATTTCCACAATCACATTTACATTTCCACATTGCATGTCTTGTTTTATTTAAATGACTAAATTCAACAACTGTTAATTTATTGAATTTTTTACCTTTAATATCTTTTTTGTATGTCAGTATCTTCATATTTAATATATATAAGACTATGACACGAAAGATTAAATATAAAACTTATACTGTTAGACGTCATTGGCCGCTTCCTCACTAACGTAAAAAACTAGATACATTTTTTTTCATTAATAATATGAATTTTTTTTGATTGCTGGATGTATCTAAATCACTTCACCACCCTCTAACACTAGAGGCATTATGTTTTCTAAGACTGTGCGATAACTGTCGTGGTTACTAAATCGGGCGGTAGCGACCCTGATTAATTCGAACGTCTGGCGACTCTTAATTAACCCACGCTATTTCCGCTAAATTATAAATTTAATTGATAAATTATAGGATTTCAATCTATTCGCGTATCCACTCATGGGATAAACTTTCTCGTTTGTTCTAAATAAACCCTTGTTTATTCGGTGTATCTTGAACATTTATCAAAATTGGAGCGTATAGAGAATTTTGAAATCTCGACGTTCACGTTGGAAGCGTGACATTCTGCCTCTGAATTATATACGCGTAAATTGAATATCGTTGATTCGCCAGGCCGGTTCAACGAGAAAAACCTTGATAGCTTACTTACCACTGGTAAGGAAGTCAAATTGGTCGTCGTGGAAAGAATCGAACTTTCTACCTATGTGGTTAAGAGTTTTACAGACTCTCGCTCACCATTGAGACATCACGACGAAATTGGCTCCGGTCGTAGGACTTGAACCTACATTGGGATTTCTCCCACTGATTAACAATCAGTTGCATTACCAATTATGCTAAACCGGAATTAAATTATTTTTCATCAATTTCATGTCTGGCTTACACAAAAGTTTTACAACCTCTGGTTAGGATTCGAACCTATTACATTCATACCGATGCCGTTTTTTAGTTATCGGTTTACGAATTGACGAAATTGGCTGGTGGCAGAGGACTTGAACCTCCATAATGATTTCTCATATACATCTGGGTAACAACCAGGTCTCTTACCAATTAGAGTAACCACCAATTTAAAGTAATTTTAATTTTTTCAAACGTTTTCTTACCGCTGCTCCTGATATTCCTAATGAGGATGCTATATGCGTTTGAGGGATTTTTTTAACAACCCATAAATCGTGTAAATCTATATTATCCCAATCTACCGTTCTTGCCTTTTTCCCGGCACATTCTAATGAACAAGTAATTTTTTGTATAGACATTTTTTTATTACAAATTGGACAGTTTGTAAATCGTTCTTCATCTTTTTTATTCTGTTCAATCATAACAGAGTCATCACATAATCTAATGTTATCTGGAATTTTAGTCATTCCATTATGAACTTCACTATGACAGTTAGCACAAAGTAATACACATTTTTTTAATTCTGGAATTACATATGCCCATTTTTGTGGGTTGCCCATAACACTACTTAAAGAAAATTCTTTTTTAGATGGGTCTAAATGATGACAATGAAAAGCGTCATTACATTTATCATATCCACAAATTCCACATTTGTTGCCAAACGAATTTACAATTTTTTGTTTAAATCGTCGGCGCCACTCTTTTACTTTTATACTATTACTCATACCACCATATACATAGTAACAAAGAATGTTAAAACATAAATTATGGTATTAATAATTAAAACCGTAGTAAGACCTCTGTCGGAGTTGGCTCCGATTCCTATTAAGGTGGCAAGGTAACAAGCCCTGTGATTCCACTTTAACGTTGGTTAGGTTACTTACAAAATTGTTGATAGTGACAAGCCTCGCTCTGCAGAACTACGCATTCTATATCATCTATCAAAATTGGTGGACTACGGTGGTCATGAACCACTTCACGCGATTTAGAACTGTGACTTACTTTGAATAATCGCTCTCCTAGCCCAAAACTAATTCAAACACTTCTGACATAATAATTGATTTCCTATCAATGTCAAGTAATCATTACCGTCATTTCCATTTGTTATTGGAAAGTATTTTCCACATAAATCACATACGTCTATCAAAGCATTATTACCATAATAGACTTGTTCTTCGATTGTTAATTCTTTCATAAATCGGTGTATTAGACGAGACTTTAACTCGCACTATCTGGACGTTATCTGGATGTTCTATCTTTTTAAACTACTAATACATAAATTGGGATTTACACCCGACGTTTTTTAAGTTCGTCGTCTATTTCTAGTCACACTCATATCCTGGCTCTAACGCCAAGCGCCTCTTTAAAGTTGGGCTATTCTCTGATTAAAATTGGTCGGAGTGGTGAGATTTGAACTCACAAGGCCACACGTGGCGCTCGGTTCCAGGCCGAGGTGACTGCCAATTATCTTCCTACACTCCGTTAAAATTAAATCATCGTTGACAGGTGTTTCGCCTGCGTCTCTGGCCTCAATGGCCAGCGTCGTTTATAAGTTGGACTACAACGATGTTAAATTGGTGTGTTTTTGTTTATAAAGAACTCACAATCTTTAGATAAATAATAGATTTTCATCCTATACGGTTTATCATTACCCGCTTAAATGGTGGGTTCGTCGAGACTCGAACTCGATTCCAATCGCTTAAGAGGCGATGCTTCACCTTCAAAGTTTCAAACCCATTGATAATTTTTATTTACTACCCCCGCTGTGTTATCGCATATTCATCATAATCTACACCACAAGAATTATCGAAAACTTGGTTGGCTTCAAACCAACGACTCGGGACGTGATTTTGAAATTGGTCGTCTTACGTGGAATCGAACCACGGTCGTTCGGTTATCGGCCGACAGCTCTACCATTGAGTTATAAGACGGTTGGAGGCAAAGTTAAAGAGGTTCTAACGCTAATATTTCTATTATGTAAAACTTTATCCCTTGTCCCAAATATTAAATTGGTGCTGCCGGTGAGAGTCGAACTCACGGTGGGTGTTATCCTCCCGATTAAAAGTCGGGTGCTTTCGGCCATCTAAGCGAACGACAGCAATATTTCGTTCAAATTACTAAATTCATCTATTGTGTGACATTCGCGAACTTGTTTGTGTTCGCCTTTTGTGACACGCAATGTAAAAGTATTCTTGTTTTGACATGCTAATTTAGCAGGTATAAAAATAATTTTATCTAAAGCTGGCAAATATACCGAAAACAAATCTATATCGTTTTCATTATATGTATATTTGTATCCATTTGGGCCACACTTTCTTAATGGCAATGTAACCATTCCATTTTTTTCTGTGGCATATTTTACTTGAATTTTTACAAGTTTTTGATTAATTTCTGCAATCAAATCAATTTTTGAAAAATCTCCAAGTTCGGTAAATACGTTTACTCCTAACTTGTGAAGTTCCTTGATTGTTGCCGAATATCCTAGATTTCCCTTTTGTTTACTATGTTTCATGATAATAAATATCAATCTACGAATCAAAAGAGTAGTAATCTGTTAATTGGCAGGCGGAGTCGGAATTGAACCGACGAAGCCAAGATTTGGAGTTTCGGCACCGCCCAGCGGCCCGCCTATAAAATTGTGTTCGTCTCTCCGAACTGTCAAGCCTGGCTCGGGCGGCTTTCCCATAAAAATTTATGTGTCTCTCCACATTAGTCAAGCCTTCATCGTTAGGGGCTTTCCTTCTACAAAATGCTTTCTCTTTGAAGTCATGAAACACGGACTTGCATTCACCGATTTATATCATGATTTTTATAGTCTAACCTACTCCCTTGTAAGGTGTAGTAATTGGTTCATCGACCAACCGACTATACAGCGTTTAAACGGTGCTATCCGTTACTTCGTTTTAAGTCCAGCTTGACTCTAAATTCTAAAATGAAAAACCGCCTCTCATTTTCTTGAGGGCGGTGTTCTTAAAGTTTTGTTATTACTACTTTATGAGCGTCCGCCGCTCCTTTCAATATTTGTATCATTAAATTGATAACTATATGACGTATGCCACACAGATTTTTTAGACGATACGAGCATCTTAGGCAACCCCTGCGGGTTGTGTTTCTTATCTTTATTATTTTGTAATGCTGTCTTCATCTGTCAATAAGTATATCAGAGTTTTTGTTTCTGTCAAGCGTTTGCGCTTTTTTTTGTTTTTTATTTCAAACTACCGTTTTTATTGTGTTTTTCACACAATTTCTAAAATCTTCACATCTAACATATACCCTTTCGGGGTATTTGGCAACAGCGGCCTTTCTTTTTTCGTGAATTTTCTGCTTACACAGTAATTCGAGGAACCGCTTGTCGTCTTGGTTCACCATTGCTCGTCTTCCTTTTTTCTAAAGAATTCGGCGAATGGGTCTTCACCTTGCTGCAACCGTCTTTTAAAATCGTTATCAAGCATCTTCGTGACTTCGTTAATCATGATTTCTTCTTCATACTTTTCTTCAAGTGAATCATGTTCTCTCGGCCCTTGCGTTATGTCTTGAAGATATACCAAAGTTTCTAACTTGGCGTCATCATTTTCAATGTTGTCATTTGTAGATGGCAACGATTCGGCAAATGATTCATACGTTGGATGTTGTTTAGTGATTAAATCATTAAACTTTTCATCGTCTTTCTGAATCGAATCACTCATACAATAATCACCGTGACGGAACTCCGTTATGTCACCGTCTCTGTCTCATTATTCGCTTAACATACAATCGAATTACTTCTCTGTCAAGCCTTTATGATGGTCTATATCATCCAATCGTTATAGATAACACTCCGACTGTGCTTTCTCACGTCTGTTACACTAACGGCAAAATCTGGAGGTGAGAGTTAGAGTCGAACTAACTAAAAAGACTTTTGCAGAGTCTTGCCTGACCGTTTGGCTTTCCCACCATAAATTCTTGTTCGAGTTGGATTAGAGCCAACATCACTGTGATTAAGTGTTCTTCCGTTAAACTACCGAACATTAATAACTATACACGAACAAAACTTTTTGTCAAGCGTATATAAATTTTGGAGCCCGTTAGGAGAATCAAACTCCTGTCTTCGGTTTACGAAACCGTCATAATATCACTATACTAAACGGGCAAAATTTTGGAGCTCCCAGTGAGAATTGAACTCACGTCTCATGTTTACCGAACACGAATAATACCCATTATACTATAGGAGCGAGCCTCAAAAGCGAATCGAACGCTTATCTGAAATTTACAAAATTCCCGTTCTAACCATTGAACTACAGAGGCAAAATTTGGTAGGCATATTCGGACTTGAACCGAAATTCTTGGTTTCGAAGACCAATACTCTATCCATTG